GGATGAAATGACGGACACCATCCTGCAGGAGGCCCTGGAGGCCTTCGAGATGGCCGAAGAGGCCGAGGACCACAACCGTAAGGACTTCATCGACGACCTGCGCTTCGCCCGCCTGGGCGAGCAGTGGCCGGAGAGTATCAAGAAGTCCCGGGACAAGGACGGTCGGCCCTGCCTGACCATTAACCGCCTCCCGGCCTTCATCAGGCAGGTGGTCAACGACGCGCGCCAGAACAAGCCGTCCATCGTCGTCCACCCGGCCGACAGCAACTCGGACCCGGAGACGGCCGAGATCATCAACGGCCTGATCCGCAACATCGAGCAGTCCTCGAACGCCGAGGTGGCCTACGACACGGCCCTCGACTTTGCGGTGACGGCTGGCTTCGGCTACTTCCGCATCAACACCCGCTACGCAGCCGACGACACGTTCGAGCAGGAACTGGTCATCGAGCGCGTCTCGAACCCGCTCTCCGTCTACGGCGACCCCAACTCGACGGCTGCAGACAGCAGCGACTGGGACACGGCCTTCGTCGTCAACCGCATCCCCAAGGACACGTTCAAGTCCAAGTATAAGGGCGCGGACGAAGTAGACTGGGAGGCCGAATACGTCAGTACCAGAGAAAACTGGCAAGACGAAGAGACTATCCAGGTCGCCGAATACTGGCGTCGGGAAGAGGTGACCAGCCAGATCGTCCGCCTCTCGAGCGGCATCGTGATGGAACTGGCCGTTTACACGGCCCAGAAGCCCCTCTTCGACGCTCTTGGCGTGACCGTGGTCGGCTCCCCGAGGGATGTGACGAGCCACAAGGTCAAGCAGCACCTGATCACGGGCGCTGAGGTGCTCGAGACCATCGACTGGGCCGGTCGCTACATCCCCATCGTGCCGGTCTACGGCGACGAGGTGATGGTCGAGGGCAAGCGTTACCTGCGGAGCTTGGTCCGAGACGCGAAAGACGTGCAGAGGCGGTACAACTACCACTCCTCGGCCGTCACGGAGCTTGTCGCCCTGGCCCCGAAGGCCCCCTGGGTCGGTCGCGTCGGATCGTTCTCGAGCGACCCGCGCTGGGAGACCGCCAACCAGGAGAGCCACGCCTACCTCGAGTACGACGGCAACGACAAGCCGGATCGCCAGCCCTTCGCCGGTGTGCCGGTGGGCGAGATGCAGCAGGCCCTGATGGCCTCGGACGACATGAAGGCCGTGATGGGCCTGCATGACGCCAGCATGGGCCAGAAGTCGAACGAGACGAGCGGTCGGGCCATCATGGCCCGCCAGCGGGAGGGGGACGTGTCCACCTTCCACTACATCGACAACCTCAGCCGGGCGATCCGCCACGCTGGGCGCATCCTGATCGACCTGATCCCGAAGGTGTATGGCACGGCTCGCGTCGTCCGCATCCTGGGCCCGGAAGGCGAGACCGAGGCCGCCCAGGTTAACCAGCGTTTCGTGCCGGAGGCCGGAGCGAAGGTCGGCCAGCCGACCGAGGCCGAGGATGACATCTCGAAAATCTACGACCTGCGCCTGGGTCGCTATGACCTGTCCGTCAAGGCCGGTCCGAGCTTCACCAGCCGCCGGGAAGAGGCCGCCAACCAGATGATCGAGCTTGTGCGCGCCTTCCCGGCCGCCGCGCCTCTGATCGGCGATCTGCTGGCCCGGAACCTGGATTGGCCGGGTGCGGACGAGATCGCCGACCGGATGAAGGCCCTCCTGCCCCCGCAGGTGCAGCAGGCCATGGCGCAGGGCGACAAGGCCTCCATTCCGAGCGCCGTCGTCCAGCAGCAGATGCAGCAGGCCCAGGCCGTGGTGCAGCAGCTTCAGCAGGCCCTCCAGGCCGCTCAACAAGAAATGGCCGCGCTCAAGCAGGACCGCTCCATCGAGGCGCGGAAGCTCGAGATCGAGGCCTACAAGGCAGAGACCGAGCGTCAGCAGGTCGAGGCCGAGAGGTACGCGCCCCTGGGCGTTGTCACGGCGTAACAATCCAGAGCCGAGGTGGCCCTGGAACTACGCCTAATCCAGCGCATAGGCGCGCAATCAGAGAGAGAAGATGTACGAAGCCGAGACCAACTCGGGCTTGGACGATGCTGTCGAAAGCCCGGGAGTTGAAGTGGAGAACAACACCCTTGACGACCAATCCTTCGAGGATACTGGGGAACAGGAAGTCCTGGACGAACCAGAACTCGAGGAAGTCGAACACGAGGGCCGGAAATACAAGCTGCCGAAGGCGCTCGTCTCAGAGCGAATGATGCAGCAGGACTACACGCGGAAGACCACCGAGCTTGCCGAAGCTCGCAAGGCCCTCGAGGCCGAGCGGATCGCCGAGGTTCAGGCCAACGAGGAACTCCGCGAGGACTATGGGCGCGTCCACGCGCTGAAGGCCCAAGTCAAGGCCTTCCGGGAACTCAACTGGAACGCCCTCAATGCGGCGGACCCGGGTGAAGCCCAGTCGCTGTGGATGACGTACCAACAGGTCCAGCAGGCCCTCGGCGAGGCCGAGGGCGCGCTCAAGACGAAGGTGGACAGCCGTCTGCAGAGCCAGCGAGAGACCCTCGCCAAGGCCATGCAGGAAACGGGTCAGACCCTCGCGCGAGAGATCAAGGGCTGGGGCCCAGAACTCGCCAACAACCTCGCTGGCTTCGCCGCCAAGAACTACGGCGTGTCCCAGAGAGAACTGGCTGAGGCGGCAGACCCGCGCCTCTGGAAGCTCCTGCACGACGCCTACAAAGGGCGTCAGGCACAACAAACGCAGCGTGTCGCTGAAGACCAGAAGGCCCTGGAAGAGGTCCGTCCGGCGAGAAACGTCAACAAGGGCTCCTCGCCCCCGACGGGTCTCGATGACCGGCTCTCCAACGCCGAGTGGCAGCGCCGCCGCAACGCCCAGATCGCCGCCAAGAACCGGCGATAGGGGCCAACCCCCCTCAAGCGCGGACATGATCCGCTAGGACAAGACTATGCCCAACACTTTGATCACCCCTACGGCGGTGACGCGCGAGGCTTTGCGCATCCTTCACCAGAAGCTGAACTTCGTCGGCTCGATCACCCGGGACTACGACGACAGCTACGCCAAGAAGGGCGCGAAGATCGGCGACACGCTGAAAATCCGCCAGCCCAACCAGTACGTCGTCCGCACCGGCGCGACCCTGAACATCACCCCGCCCCTCGGCGACACCGTCGAGCAGACGACCGACCTGCGGATCAACCAACAGCGCGGTGTGGACCTCGCGTTCACCTCCGTCGACCTGACCCTCAGCCTGGACGACTTCTCGGAGCGCATCCTGGAACCGGCCATGTCGGTTCTGGCCGCGAGCGTCGAAGCCGACGCGATGACCATGTACCGTTCGGTCTCGCAGTCGATCTGGAACGGCGGCAACCCGTCCTCGTTCACGCAGGTTCTGCAGGGCCGCAAGGTGCTGGTGGACGCCCTGGCTCCGCTGGGCAACCGCACGGCCAACCTGAACACGACCGACAACATCGACCTCGTCGATGCTCTGAAGGGCCTGTTCAACGACCAGAGCAACCTGTCGAAGCAGTACCGCGAAGGCTACATGGGTCGCACCGCAGGGTTCGACTTCATGGAGAACACCCTGTGGCCCAGCCACACGAACGGGGCGCGCGTCGCGGGCACCTACCGCACCAACACCCAGGTCGGCACCCTGGCGACGGACGGCACGGCCTACTCGACGATCACCCTGGCGACCGGCACCGGCGCGGCCAACGTCGGCGACGTGTTCACCATCGAAAACTGCTTCCGCGTCCACCCCGAGACCCGCTTGTCGACGGGCGTCCTGCAGCAGTTCACGGTCACGGCGGCCTTCGCCGGTGGCGCTGGCCCGATCTCGATCAGCCCCGCCATCGTGCTGGGCGGCCCGCGCCAGAACTGCGTCATCCCGTCGACCTCTGCGACGGCGGTGGTGACCTTCCTCGGCACCGCCTCGGCGACCGCTGGCACCTCGCTCCTGTATCACAAGGAAGCCTTCGCCTTCGCGTCGGCCGACTTGGTGATGCCGAACGGCGTGGACTGGTCGGCGCGTGAGGTGCTGGACGGCATCTCGATGCGGATCGTGCGGCAGTACGACATCAACAACGACAGGTTCCCCTGCCGCCTGGATGTCCTCTACGGCTACGCCGCGCTGCGCCCGAGCCTCGCCGTTCGCCTCCATAACCGCTAACAGCGTTGGGCGGCTGGCTTAGGCTGGCCGCCCTCCGCAAGGAGAACAGCATATGGGCGTCCTTCTGAACGAAGACCGCTTCTCGCTTTCGAGCGTCAGCCTCGACGTCGGCTCTGTCGCGGCCAACACGACCGCAGAGCAGACCTTCACCGTTCCCGGCCTCCGCGTCGGGGACTTTGTCTTGGTCTCGAAGCCGAGCCTTTCTGCTGGCCTGTCGGTGGCGAACGCGCGCGTCAGCGCCGCCAACACCCTGGCCATCACCTTCGGCAACCACACAGCCTCGCCCATCGACCCGGCTGCGGAGAGCTACCTGCTCTTCGTCTTCCGAGCCGAGAAGCAGGTCACGCCGCCGAACATGCAGTAGTGGCGGGCCGCCCTTCGGGGCGGCCCCTCACCGTTTACACGCGAGATCAGCATGGCCATCAGCACCTTCGATGAACTGAAGGCGGCGGTCGCGCTCTGGCTTGAGCGCAGCGACCTCACCGACCGCATCCCCGACTTCATCGCCCTGGCAGAGGCCACGATGAGCCGCACCCTCCGCACGAGGGGTGCGACCGGCCGCTCGACCTCGACGGCCACAACCGAATACCTGGACCTGCCGACGGACTTCGCAGAGGTCGACGCCCTGCGTGTAAACGGCACGGCCATCGACGCCATGTCGGACGACGCCATGTCAGGCCTCGGGCCGCAGGCGGGCGAGCCGAGACACTACGCCATCGTCGGCAGCCAGCTTCGCTTCTGGCCCTCGCCGGACGTGGCTGCGGCCCTCTCCATGACCTACTACCGGCGCGTGCCGCCCCTTAGCGGCTCCAACGCCACCAACTGGGTTCTGGACAGCCACCCGGACGCCTACCTGTACGGAACGCTCCTGC